TTAGTAGCACCCTGCAAAACATTATTTAAAAATCCGTTGAGTATATTCGCCATACAAATATTTATCCTCTAAAGAAAAGTGCGTATAAAATAAAAAAGGGTGACCTAAGCCACCCTCTTCTGAATACTATGGCAATGTTATAGACTTATTATAGTCCGCCGCCGCCTGTTACTAGACTATTAATAGTTCTACCAACTGCTGTACCAATTCCTTCACCTTGTGGTGTTTGGATAGCATTGTCGTAACGCATTGCTAATTGAATAGTTACTGGTTCGTTTGAACTGTATGCTAGTGTGTTATAGTTTGCGTTTTGGATAAAGCAACCGTATAACTCGAATGTTTCTAGTACGTTTGGAGTATTTGCTCCGTTACCACCATCTAAGATTTCAATACGTGTTGTGTATTTGTAATCAATACCTGATGCCGCACTTGACTGTTCGAAAAAGTCAAACTGTTTCTGAAGTTGTTCGCCAACTAGTTTTTGTACACTGTTGTTTACATCTTCTCTTAAGTTTAATGTAATTGGTTCCCAAGTAGGACGACCTGCTAGGTATGCTCTACTGTTGTAAATTGGGATTTCTAATTCCTCAAAGTTTACTGTTGGGCGTGTTACATCAATAACTTGTTTTGTTAATTCTGTAGTTGGTGTTGATACACCGAAGTTCTCAAGTGTCACTCTAAAGCGATACTGTAGTTTCGGCATCAACAAACCTTGTGTTGATGAACTACTATCGCTCGCTAGTGGTACTGTAATTTTTGAGAGTGTTGAAATTGCCATATCTTTTTGCTCCTGTTACAAGTATTTATCATTAACGAGCCCCATATTTCAGGGGCTCATTTTATGAATTATAATCCTGCAATCTCTCCTGTATTCTTAAGTCTAAGTGGAATGTAAATGAATTCCACAGCCTTAACTGGTTCAATTGCAATGTCTAAGTATAGTTCGTTTCTATCAATTCTACTAGGAGTATTGTTAGATTCGTCACATACTACAATGTAGTCATATAGTGCTCTACTACCAACTAACTCAAGCATTAGACTTTCTGCCGCTTGTTTGATTTCATCACGTGTGATTTTATCATTTGGCTCAAAGATATAAGGCTTAGCAAGTTTATTAAGTTGGCTACGCATGTAAATTACTAGTCTAGCAACGTTTACTCTATCTAATGCACTTGCATTTCTTGCTCTTGTTTTCTGACCGAAACAAACAAGTCCTGCGCCTGTAATAAATGTAATTGGGTTTACGCTAATACCAAACAACGTATCACGCTGTCCTTCGTTTAGTGCAATTGAAACAAATTCGCCTTCGTTATCAATATACCCTGTTGCTGTTGCGTTAGTAATTCCACCACGTCTTGTTCCTGCTGGAGCAAACCATGGAAACGATACTTGATCGCTTAGTGCAATAGTTCTTAGCATCATGTGACTTGGCGGAACAACAATGTTGTTACCTGCGTTATCACTTGTGAAGCCCCATGGGTAGTAAACACCTAAGTATTCATCTCTACTTACTAGACCGTCGCTGTTATCTTCAACTGCAAGAGCAACGTTTGTGCCCCATTCGTTAATTGATGTAGCACTTGAATCTAGTGTTGCTGGTGAATCACCTACAACAAATGCTGTTAAGCCTCTGTCATAGTTTAGTGAAATCATTTCGCCAATTAGTTCTGGATACCCTGGTGCCGCCATTAAGTTAAACACTCTTGATTCATCATCTCGAATGTCTTGGTTGCTGTTAATCATTGATTGCATTGCTTGTACAACAACTGCTCTCTGTGCTGATTGACCAAACTTACCTGAACCGTCTGCATTATTTGCTGACTCAGTTACCCATCTGTGTGGATAGTAAGAATTCATTAATGCATCTGCTTGACGTCCGTTTTCACCTGTTGTATCAATATAGTTACGTACAAATTTCTTAACATTAAATCCGCTTCTGCGTGTGTTAAATAAAATCATACCTTTTGGATACAATGCTGGATCTGGAGCATCTGGATCTAAGAAGTTACTTGCTAGTAAATCTACAATAGTTGCTTCTTTACTAAGTGAACCTGCTGTTGACCAACGTGCATCACCAAACAATACACCATCTGATGTTGTTTGATCACTTGAATCTAATAACACCCAAATTTGTTTAGCATGTGACCAGCGATAAATTTCTGGATACTTGTCAATATTTGTAGTGTTAATCCAAAGGTCACCATCTTTCAATGCTGTTCCATCTGATTGTCCTGTTGCCGCTACTGGTTCTGTTGCACTTACAATTGGTCCGTTTGGATCAGTTTTATCACCTGCCGCCACCGCATAGTACGGACTAGACGTATCTTGATAACCTACCCAAGTTGTACCATTGTGTACCATAATGTCTGCTTCGTCAACAATACTATTGTACCATAATGTTCCGTCTACTGCTAACGCAGTTGGAGCACTTGAACTATTAGTTGCTGATAAAACTTTCCAGTTAGTTGCAATAAAGTCTGCACTTGTATCACCTGCTGGTGCAGTATATAAGTTTGCAGTATCTGTTGTACTAAAACCAATTTCTGCTAAGTGACCACTTGTGTCAGCAATTCTAAAATCACCACCTTTTGAGTGTGAAATTACAACTCTGTTTTGTGAGTCAACACTTGCACTTACATTTGTAAGTCCTGCTGAGTTAATTGCACCTGCAATATGATCAGCATCACCTGCATCACCATCAACTGCCTGTGAAATTGTTACTGCACTTCCTAGTGTTGCACTGCCTACAATTGACTCTTGAAGAGTAAATGATGCTGTACCACTAGATGCTTGTGTAGTTACTGCACTTGAAGTAATACTTGTTGCACCTGTTGAATTGCGTTTGTACACTTTAAAGTTTGCTACTAAATCAGATGCTTCAGCATCGTTTGATTTAATATAAAGACTTGATGTTGCAAGATTTAAACCGCCGCCTGCTTTATCAAGTGTTGCTAGAGCCGCTTGGTTTGAACTAAAAATTGGAACATCTTTTAAGTCCCATAATTTAGTTGCATCATTCCAAACTTTGATTGCCCATTTAGCACCTTTATTTGGTGTAGTAGTCTTTGCCCAAATACTTCCTGTTGGACGTGGAGTTGTATCGCTTGCACCAAACTCGGGAACACTTGTATGAGGAGCAATATTCAACGCTGGTGCCGCATATGTTCCTGCTACAAGACCCATGTCGCCTAGTGCGCCTGTGCCTTCTGCTAGTACAATGTTAACACCTGTTGAGTGTAATCTTAATATATCGTTAGCCGCTTCAACTGTTGCTGTAACACCACTAATGCCTAAACCATTAATTACTGCCGCCAATGCTGTTGCGTCTGTTGCGTTTGCTGTTACTGTTGTACTGTTAATAGTAAGAGTCAAACCTGAAGTTGTTGTTGCACCAGCAGTACCTGATGTTGTAGCCCAACTTGCTTTCCATGCGCCAGTTCCTACTTCAACCCATGTACCACTTTCATTTTTGTAGTATAGTTTGTGTAGTGTACTTGCCGCTGTAATAGCATATTCGCCTACTCCGCCTACTGACGTTTTTGGTGCGCCTGTTGCAACTTCGCCAAATAGTCTAGTTGCATCTGTAATTACTAATGGCTTTTTATATCCAAACGATTGTCCGCCGAGCGTTTCTGCTCCTGCTGAATTCCATTCAAAGATACCATATACATTACTTGCTGTATCTACCCAATATGTGCCATTCGTTGGGTTACTTGTTGGAGCCTCTGCACTTGCTGTTAACCCACTTAGGTCAATGCCTGCTCTAACTACATATGCTCTGTTACTTACACCTAATAGTGAGTAAGCCGCTTGTAGTCCATATTCATTAAGTTCACCTGCATGTATCGGATTGTTGTTGGTATCCGTATAAAATTTTGGTTCGCCGAATGTTTCTACTAAATCTCTTTGTGAGGTAACCAAGAAAGGTTTACCTGCATTTGCCGCTGTTGTTCCTGGTGCTGTTCCAGTCCCGCCGCCATTTTGTTTATCTTGTGCGGTAGCAACAAATATCATTGGTACGGTGCCTGGTTCGCTGGGCGTGTAAAAACTTTCGTCTATTACTTTAACCTCAACACCTGGTGATGATAATGCCATTGTGTTTCTCCTTAATAAAAGTGTTCGTAGTATTTATATGAATTGAAATTAAATTGCCTATAATAGTACCAGAAAAAGGCACCAAAAAGGTGTGGTAAATACAGTATGAGACCTTTATGTGATTGTAAACTACGACCTGCGGCTATAAACTATAAAAAAGCCGGAAAAACGTACTATCGAAAAAAGTGCGAAACATGTTTACGTAATGGTCCTAGACATGGTATTCCTAAATGGAAACAACGTGGGTATACAAAAAAAGACAGTTGTGAGAAGTGTGGGTTTAAAAGTAATCATCCTGAACAGTTCAATGTTTACCATATTGACGGCAACTTAGATAATTGTTCAGTATTAAATTTAAAAACTATATGTGCTAACTGTCAACGTATTATGCAGAAACAAGGTGTTCGTTGGAAACAAGGAGACCTTTTACCTGACTTTTAAGTTCGTCAATACCTAAGTCGTTGTATATAATATTATTAAAATCAACGTTTGCCCAGCGCCATTCAGACTCATGTACATCTTTAGGTTCAACACCAATGTCTTGATACATACGCATCCATACAGGATCTTGTCCACGTCTTACACGCCATACTTCGCCGTGTATGCTCTTAATCATATTTGCTTCATTAGGAAATCTTACGTCAGGAATAACAAAGTTCTTTTTAGGATATTTTACAAGTTCTTGTTTAACTAAACTTACCCAAATACCATCATTAAATCCATGACGCATACAATCAGTACCAAACTCTTGTAACACTAGTCTAGGTGTAATTGTACGTCCAGTTTCTTTAGTCCAAAAGTCGTCTTGTGTTTCGCGCCATTCTCTGCTTTCTACAGTATCTCCTTCAAGCATAGCACGATCCCAATTGAATACTGTTGCTACACCATCTTTTAATTTATCAGCAAAACTAAGTTTTGTAAATCCATATTCTTCAACTAGTATGTCGCCGACTGTTCCTTTGCCACAGCCTATAAGGCCGCATATTCCTATAATCATAATTTAAGTTCCGATGTTCCGCCGCCGACAGTCCCCCTAGCAAAGAAATTAAATGCTAAACTGTATCGTGGAGTTGTTGTTAGATTTGGGGTAACCATATGTTCCAAATGACTTGGAAATAACACTAGATCGCCTGACCTAGGTGATACATAAAATTCGTTTGTATTGTATTGTGTAGGTTCTTTAAAAGATACTCTTACTGTGTCATGAAATAAGTTATAATATAAATGTGACTTTTGAAATACAATATCTCCAGCATCTGGTTCATTTTGTATATAATATACTCCACTTAACATAGCATTGCTGTGCCAGTGTAGAGTATTTTGTTCATCCTTTACATGTCTATTAATCCAACTATTTTGCATTTCAAATTCTACATCATCATTTATTTTTAATTCTTCTTTTGTAAACACATTACAAGCATTTTGAATTTGTTCTTTAAGTGACGATAGTTGAGGACTATTTAAAATATATTTGTCTGAAGTATGATCATGTCCAGCCGCTTCGTCTGGATAATCTAAGTTTTCAATCCATGTCATTGTTTCAGCATTAACTGATCCTATATTTGCATAAAATAACGGAATTGAAAATAACGGTGTGGTTTGATATTTCATATAAAAGTCCTAACTGAATTTTGTCCTATTCTTCCTTTTGGAAAATAATTAAAAGCCAAACTATATCTATCTTGTTTATCCAAACTCTTAGCAACTGTATGTTCTAAATGGCTAGGGAAGATTAATACGTCACCTGTCATTGGTTTTACTGTCCATTCACCTGAAGTATATTGACTCCAGTTTTGTTTTGTATCTGGACGTATATGTTCAGGAAAACTGTTCAAGTGTTGCCTATTCTTTTTAAACGTAAGAGGATTACTAGTTGGTCCTACATCAGGATAATATACTCCACTAATTACAGCATTAGCATGATTGTGTAATTCTATATCACTACCAGTGTTCATTTTATTAATCCAACTAGTAGTAAGTTGAAATTCAACATCGTCAATAACATCTAGTACTGTATAAGCAAAATAATCTACTGCACGTTTAATTAAAATTTGTAAATTCAATAACTTTGGTTGGCTTAATACATCAAATCCTCTTTCTGACTCAGGCAAATGATCTTCGTTACCATACTGAGCAACTGCACTATTTGGATAATCTAAACGCTTGAGCCATGCAAGTGTAATAGGATCTAATGGTCCTAAGTGTGACTTTAGAAGAGGTGTAGAGAATAAAGGTGTTGTTTCATAATGCATAGTATAATAATACTATCTATTATGTTGTTTGTCAAGTACTTTTTGATATTCTTTTTCAAAGCCTTCTTCGTACTCGTACAATGGCGCACCATTGCTACCTGCAACCCAAAGTCTTTTAAAATAACTATTTGCTGAACTTAGTACTGTTTGTTCGGTTGTATTGAGATGTCCTTTGACTAACCAAAAAAGCCTATAGGCTTCTTTAAGTTCATCTTGATCCATTAACCAATCAAGAATCCGTATCCTGCTCCGCCGGATACTTGTTGTGATACTTCCATTTCAAGTTTTTCTAATTCTGCTTGTGCTTCTGCTTTAAGTGCATCACCGTTAAGTGAACTACCACCTTGTGGGCCTGCAATTTGTGCAAATTTACTACGTGCTTCGCCTAACATAAATTTACATGTTGCTAGTGTATAATCTTTAATCCACTGACTTGCAAGATAATCTGATAATAAGTTTTCATCTGCTCTATAATTATAACAAAATAATAATAGCGTTTCTTGTGTGCGTGGTCTTTGTAGCATCGTAAGTTCTTTTGTAGTCGTGTTCCATTTAAATTCAATATATGATCCAAACATACGTCCTACTAATTCTTGGTGTTGACTGAACATATCATATGTTGCTAATCCACCCATGTTTGAACTTGATAACAAATATGTATTTGTATATGCCATGTTAAATGGTTCAAACAAAGTACCGCCGTCACCGCCTCCTGAGCGTGATCCTATTGAACGTCTAAATATTTTTCTTACTTCAATTACATTATCAGGTAGTACATAAGTATTTTGATCAGTCACTGTTGGCATAAACATGTATGACTCTTCTACTGAATTATCACTGCGCTGTCTAAATCTTGACAATGCTTTGCCTAGAGCAGTCTCATAATGAATTGGGTCAAGTTCAACGTCTATCATTCCGCCACCTAATAGTGCGTAAACGTAGTCATAAACTTCTTGTTTTTTAGTTGCTAGTGTAGCCATATGTATAGTCTCCATTAGTATTTATCGATAGTTGTCTCTTACGATAAATATGTGTATGCCGAGACTATCCTTATATAAACCAGAAAAGGGCAATGACTATCATTTTATGGACAAACAGATCCATGAAATGTTTACTGTGGGCGGAACAGATATATTCGTACACAAGTATTTAGGCCCAAATAATCCTGAAGAGATTGATGCAACTGCTGACCAGCCTCGCTATGATGCTGTTGCAACAACTAACATACAAGACATGCTATTCCTTGAAAACAGGGATAGAAAATACGATCCAGACATTTATACAATGCGTGGTATCTATAATGTACAAGATATCGATTTTGATATGAGTCAATTTGGTTTATTTTTACAAAATGATACTTTGTTTATGACTATTCCAATTAACGGAAGTGTTAAAACGTTGGGCAGAAAAATTATATCAGGGGACGTAATTGAACTTCCTCATTTAAAAGATGAATACGCTCTTAACGATCACAGTGTAGCATTAAAAAGATTTTACGTTGTTGAGGATGTAAACAGAGCCGCAGAAGGATTTTCTCCTACATGGTATCCACATTTATATAGAATAAAATTGAAACAAATTGTTGACAGTCAAGAGTTTAAAGAAATATTAGATTTACCAGCACAAGAAGGTTCAAGTGATACATTACGTGATGTATTATCAACCTACGAAAAAGAAATGCAAATTAATGACGCAGTAATTGCACAAGCAGAAGCAGATGCTCCTAAGTCAGGTTATGATACAGGACACTATTATACACTAGCAACTAATGATGATGGAACTGTTGCATTAAAAACTGCTGACGAAACTGATATAGATGCAAGTAACATAGGTGTTCAAGCAGGCGATATAAGTGATCGACCTGATAGATCAGGTTATCAAGGATACTTACTAGGAGTTGAAGGCAATAACGGTGCTCCATACGGAATGGGTATTAGTTTTCCAACTACGCCAGTTGATGGAGATTACTTTATGAGAACAGATTATTCACCTAAAAGATTATTTAAGTACAATAACAACCGTTGGATTAAAATGCAAGACGGTATACGTGTTGACCTGACAAATACTGATACACGTAATACACAAAAAACTACATTTATTAATAACCCAGCGCAATCACAAATTGGTGGCGAAACAGTTAAAGAGAAACAAAGTCTTTCAAAGGCACTACGTCCAAAGGCGGATAACTAATGGAACATTTTTATGATGGTCAAGTAAGACGGTATGTTACTCAAATGGTAAGACTAATGAGTAACTTTTCGGTCAAAGACGGTAAGGGAAATTTAACACAAATACCTGTAACATACGGTGATCTTACACGTCAGGTTGCAAATATTATACGCGATAATAGTGAAAACAAAATACCTAGTGCACCACGTATTGCTGTGCATGTAACTGGCATGGAAATTGACAGAGAACGCACAAGTGATGCTAGTTATGTTAGTAAAGTTAATATTAGAGAACGTGCATATGACACTGACGGCGAAGAGTATTTAAATTACGAAGGTAAAAACTATACTGTTGAACGTTTAATGCCTACACCATATAAGTTAACATTTAATTGTGATATTTGGTCAACTAATACGGATATGAAATTACAAATATTAGAACAAATATTAGTATTGTTTAATCCTAGTTTAGAATTACAAACTACAGATAACTATATTGACTGGACTAGTCTAACTGCGGTTATGTTAGATAGTGTTACTTGGAGTTCAAGAAGTGTACCTGTAGGTGTTGATAGTGAAATTGATGTTTCGACACTAACATTTAGTACACCAATTTACATTAGTCCTCCAGTTAAAGTTAAAAGACTTGGTGTAATTACAAACATTATAACAAGTATTTTTGATGAAAATACAGGAACATTAGACTTAGGATTAAGTATGCCAACACTGAATTCATATGATGATAGTGTTGTGCCTGGAGTAGTAGACAAAGACGGAAATCGTTCAGTTGAAACCACTGCGGCTAAACATGTAGTTGGAACTAATTATCAAGATTACGGTATATATGTACAGGGCACATTAGCACAAATAGAAAGTCGTGGCATAGTAGGTGCTACTAATTGGAGACAAATATTAGACTCACATCCTGGACAATATCAAGACGGTATTAGTAGAATTTACTTTACAAAACTTAATGAAGAAACACACGAAATTACTGGTACAATTAGTATGAATCCTATGGATGAATCACAATTGGTTATTGATTGGGATGCCGATACATTTCCAAGTAATACTATTATACAAGGTCCTACTAGAAACAATAATCAATGGACAACTATTGATTACATTATTGATCCACAAAAAACTGTACCAACGTCAGTAATGAAAGGTTTAGGTGGTAGAATATTATTGTTAAATGATATTGGTGACGAAGATAACTATGACGGTGCTGATGCATGGAAAGGCACAGCAAACGAAGATCTAGTTGCTAAACGCAACGATATTGTTGAATGGAATGGTATAAAATGGGAAGTTGTGTTTACAGCATCTACAACTAAAGAAGTTACATATACAACTAATCTGAAAACAGGCATTCAATATCGCTGGGACGGCGAAGAATGGCTATTAAGTGTTGAGGGATTATATCCAAAAGGTACCTGGCGAATCGCTCTCAACGGCTAATTATTTTTATGAACAAGATAATTTGCAGTGGAACTCTGTTCTACAGTCTCGATACAAAGCGTTTTCTTTTATTACATCGTACTCAAGGTAAGACTAAAAACCAGTGGGGATTAGTTGGAGGTACTGGAGAAGGTAAAGAAACTCCATGGGAAGTTTTA